GGTAAGTGATGTTCCCTGTTCATCAAAAAACTCATACTGAACATAATATGGTTCAGATATTACCGTATTATCCAAATAGTAATTGGTAAATGATAATGTGTAATATTCCGTATCTTGAATATTTCTTGTTCTTGGGGAGTTGGTTAGGAATAGTCCCGATGTTGTGGGATTTGTCCCCGTAGGAGTTCCTGATAACACAAATGGACCTACATTGAAGTCTTGTTGGGTTGCTCTACCATTCACACCCATTGTTGATGCAAATGTCTTTCTTTTTGATGATGGAACTGCTGGATTTCCTTCGGTCATTCCTGTAAGTCCTGATAGACCTGTGAATCCTGTTACTGAACCCAATTCTGTTGAAGAATATTCAAATCCAAAATACATCTGATATGGTATTGTTTCATCTGAATATGGACGAGAGAATGGGAAGGTTTGATGTGTATAGATATTTGTGGTATTCCAAACGGCAATTGGATTATTTTCAACATATGTCTTCAATATCCTTGAAACATCAATAACCCCCAAATCTGATGGGTTTGGTGTTGATTTGCCTTGAAATACAACTTCATCATTTACATACAAATCGTATGTATATCTAAATTTGAACTTGTTTGTCGTGTCTGCACTTACAGTATAAAATAACCCATTGGTTAAAACGGGTTGAAATGCTGGTGGCTCGTGTATTATGTTTATCATTATAAATTTACAATTATGAACTCATCTTTAATTAGTTCGGTCACATAAGTAGCTGCAGCTTCACCGAATTTCTGTTCAACTTCACCTATCACCGAATTGATTGCTTTATTAACAAAATCTGTTTTATAGAAACCATATTGTCCTATGGATTTGGCTCTTAAATAATTTAACTGCCTTCTTTCAATAAATCTACCCTTTGCGTCCCTAACACCTGATAATCCTTTCTTTGTTACTGACCATCTATCAATGGCTCTTAATGGTGGCATTCTACCTGGTCTTCTACCTTCATCAACCCAAGTCCAATAGTATGGCATTTCAACCACCAATCTTAAATCACCATTACCACTACTTTGCCAGTATGTGTCAATGTTTCTTATCAGATTTCCTGATGCAATTGGTGGGGTTAGTGGATAACTTCTTCCACCTGAAACAGGTTTTACTTGACCAGCATATGTGCGTGATGGTCTTGGAACTTGTAATTGTTTAACAAGAGCATTTTTTATAAGTTTCGGTATGTCATTGAATAATTCTTCCATATTTTATTAACAACAACTCCTATCGTCAATTATCGTTACCACTGCTACACTACCCGAACTTAATGATGGTGCTGGAGCACCAATTTTTACACAAGTTGTCCTTGATTGTCCTATTGGTATTGTTGTAGTTACTGTTCCACTACCACTACAGGCTAAAGATGTATAAACAGAAAAACTTGGTCCGTTATTTTGTATCCTATATTTTAAACAACAAGGGGTTGGTGTTGGAGTGGGTGTTCTTGTTAAAGTATTTGTTGGTGTTGGTGTAGGGGTTGGTGTTTGCGACAATCCTGGTGTCGGACTTGGTGTAGTTGTGGGTGTAACACTTGGAGTGTTTGTAGGAGTTGTTGTATTAGTTGGTGTTATACTTGGGGTTGGTGTTTGTGTCGGTGTGGTAGTATTTGTTGGCGTTGGGGTTATTACAGAACATTCACCAACAACAACATTTTGCCAATTAGTCCATATACTACCAGGACTATATGCTGGTGATGGGCCTGGATATTGACTTATAGATTGAGCACAGAAAGAATAAATAGTTGGACTTGGGTAAGGGCCACCCCAAAAATCGCTTAATGTTTGGACTACACCATTACAATCTTTGTAATACATAAAATTAGCACCATTCTCCATTCTTTGTAAGGTCATATAATAACAAGCTGGCGGTGTTGTTGATGGTGTTACCGTTGGTGTCGCTGTATTGGTTGGTGTCACCGTTGGTGTCGCTGTATTGGTTGGTGTAACACTTGGGGTTGTTGTTGGTGTGGTAGTATTGGTTGGTGTTATACTTGGAGTTACCGTTGGTGTCGGTGTGGTAGTATTAGTTGGTGTAACTGATGGTGTTGGTGATGGATTTAATTCGTAATAATCACATGCATTGATATCTTCAAATACAATTATTTCAATATCTACGGCAATACCACCCACATAGTCATCAAATCGTTCAAGGAATGGAATTGCTGTAATTGGTAGATTACAATCCATTCTGCTATACAAATCAGGGTTTTGATTGAATCCCCTTTTAATATATGAAATAAACCTTTTGGCTTGAATTGACATATTTGAAATTACATCAATTTCATTTGACATATCAAAGTTAATTCGGTCTCCAAATAATATCTGAAGTGTGTATGTCGTTATATTTTCATCCTGTGAAACAGATTGTGGTGAAACGAACATAAACGGATACACAGGTGTCATACCTGATTGTGTCATTCCAAAATCTACCAAGTTCCCATGTCCGAAAGAGTTTAACCCTATGTTTTCTTGGGATTGTTGGAATAATTCCAATAACTTAATTATTTTGTGGTATGTTACATATTGTTCCATTAGTAGTAATCACATGCATTAATATCTTCAAATACGATGATTTGAATATCCATTGCAACACCCCCAACATAGTCATTGAACCTTTCTAAAAAAGTTTGACTTCCAATCGGCAATATGCAATCCATTTTATTATATAAGTCAGGGTCTTGGTCAAATCCCCTTTTTATGTAAGATACAAATCTTTTTGATGCTATCAACATATCTGATAACACATCAACCTGATTTGACATATCAAAGTTAATTCTGTCAGCAAATAACACTTGAAGTGTCCAAGTGGTTATATTTTCGTCATATGATACTGTTTGTGGGGTTACAAACATAAATGGATATACTGGTGTCATTCCTGATTCTGTCATCCCGAAATTCACCAAATTACCATGCCCAAATGAGTTCAACCCAACATTCTCTTGTGATTGTTGATAATCTTCAAGAAGTTGAATTATCTTGTGATAGGTAACATATTCTTCCATTACTTTTTAAATTCTTTTTCCATTTTTTTTATTTGTTCCAACTCCTTCTCATATCTTTCCTTCAAAAGAGCTGCAGTATTTAGACATAAATACAGGGACATGTCATCTATTTGCTCAAATTTTGTAAGGTCTTCATTTGCGAGTTGGAAGGTGAGAGCAAAATAGAATCTAGCGGCAGTCTGCGTTTTATCCATTTTGGGAGTATCGTCCACCCCTTCATTATCAGCTGGTTGGCTCTGTTCATCGTATCCAAAGAACGAAGCGTATTGCTTGTATAGATTGAGCTTATTAGCAAAAAAAAACTACTAGCACCAAACCAATAACTTATGGGTAGTTCCTTGAATAATTCTGCTCTGTCATCAATTTCTGATGCTTTGTATGGTGCAATTATATATGATTTCTTGGTTTCCTTAATTATAGGACGATACAATACCGCCATAATTTTGTTAATATTTTCTGTTACTTGGTCTGCTGAGAATACCTCAAGGTCAACCCAAGCACCCCAAGTCATCTTTGAAAAGTCATTCTCCAATCCATACAGAACACCTTTGTGGGTGAACTTGGTATGGGTTTCATCATTGATTTCGGTTGGTAATAAATGTGTTGTTAAATATTCCTCAACAAATTTTACATCTTTGATTGGTAGGTCCATCAATTCATATAGGGAACAATTTAGATATAATGCCAATAATTGTGATTTATCGGTTTTATATACTTCCTGATTTTTAATGAATTTTTGATACTGACCAATTGTCAGTTCTTTTTGAACTTCTATTACTCTGTTGTTTAATTGTATTTCTATCATACTATTGATACTCTTGCTTTTGGTTTAGTTGTGCTTTCTAATACATACCTGATTGCGTCAATCATATGGTTATTGTCATCTTCGGGGACATCCAATAGATTTCCATCCTTATCTTCCTTGAATTTATACGAACCAAATTCGTGAAGTATATTCTTGGATTCTTGTGTTATAAAGATATGATGTCTCCTGATTAAATCTATACCATGTAGGACTGATTTCTTGTTTACAGGTTTTGCATTGAATCTGGCTCTTTTTAATTCTTCAATGTTTTGTGGTGCTGCTGAATCACACCAAATGTTATCTGTTCTGTCAATTCCCATCCCTTCCATACGATGAATTATGTCTGGCATGGTCATACCCCTAACATACAGGAGTTCTTTGAAATAAAGGGTATCTCCGTCTTTGTATACCTCAACAAATGCTGTGGGTGAGTTAAAACCAAAGTCCATTCCTCTACCCAATAGTTTTGCATCAGGTGGGATTTGTTCTATCGTGTTGTAACGATTGAAGACAAGTTGTGTTGCAATACCTTTCTCACCCAAGTTGTAGATACGATATAAGTTCTCATCTTTGTCTTTGAGTGATTCCAATTCCTTGATGATATTGTTATCCACAAATGGATTATCTCTCCATGTCGTTTTGAAGTAATATGAATCATCCCTGTTTTCAAGTTCATATACCCACGATGATAATTCTGATGGGTTTAAATCACAGATGATTTTACCAGTGGTTCTGAAGATTAACTGATTCCAATCTTCAATCTTTAATTCATTAGCTTCGTTACAATACAAATAATCCCTTTTAACACCTCGTATTTTTTGGGGTTCATCTACTGACATCCAATTGATAATGTTCGTTCCTAACTCATAATACCCCTCTTGTTTATGAAGTTTTGATGGG